TTTAATCCCAGGAGAAGGTATTTACTGCCCTAACGGTATTTTTGTAGGATGTGGCGCTTCTGTAACTGCAACGGTGTACTATGGCTAAGAAAAAGGGCGTCTCCCTAGCTATCGGTCGTGGTGAGAAACTACCAGTCTCAAAAGGGGCCGGTCTTACCGCTAAAGGCAGGGCTAAGTACAACGCAGCTACAGGATCTAATCTAAAGGCTCCACAGCCTGAAGGTGGCGCTCGTAAGAAGTCATTCTGCGCGCGTATGTCTGGTATGCCGGGTCCAATGAAAGACGAGAACGGGAAACCAACTCGAAAAGCAGCGAGTTTAAAACGATGGAAATGTTAATTTGGAACTTAGTCCTAACAACTTTGCTGGGTACGTTGGCGTTTTTTTTAAAAGAAAAGTCATCTGAACTTAGCCGTATTCAGATTTTGTTAAACAGAACCCGTGAAGAAATTGCTAAGGAATATGTAACCAAATCTGATGTGCATAACGACATCAACCGTGTATTAGATAGAATAGACCGTATGGAAGCTAAGTTGGACGACTTTATAAAAGGACAACGAAGTGCCATCAACTAGTAAAAAACAAGCAGATTTCATGCGCGCTGTGGCACACTCGCCAAAGTTCGCTAAACAAGTTAAAGTACCACAATCAGTGGGAGAGGATTTCATGAAAGCAGATAAAAAAGCTAAACGTTTTGCCGAAGGTGGCGTTACAGGTGGTTTTGACCAGCAACCTCCAATAGGAGATGTTCGCATGTCTAGCCCAATTAACCAACAAACACCAGAAGTTCCAACGGTTAATATCGTGTCAACTCCAGGTCAGGAAGACACAAACACAACATCATCAACAGCTCCAACAAACTTTGGTCTAGGACTAAAGCGTGGCGGTAAAGTTAAAGCCAAGGCTTACAAAGCTGGTGGATCAGTAAAATCTTCAGCATCTCGTCGCGGGGACGGATGCGCAACCAAAGGTAAAACACGCGGAAGGATGGTGTAATCATGGCAACAAAGAAAGTTAAAAAATTAGCATTTGGTGGTATGTCAAACGCATTGCGTTCAATCGCTAATAAAGTTTCGGCAGCTCCAGGTAGAATGGCGGCGAACCGAGAACGACAGGAGCTTAAAGCGGCTGACGAGTTGAGGAAAGAAGTGCTTAAACGGAACCCAAAAGCTTACGACCAAATACCAACAAGAACTGAAGTAGGAACAGGATTGGGTTCAATTGCTAAATCAGGACCAGTACCAACAACAGGATTAGCTGGAATGGGCGCTGCTGCGTTACGCGCTCTCAAAGGTGGAGCGCCATCAGCAGGTTCAGGTCCAATGGCAGCCGCAAATCCATTGCAAAAAATGGGTTCTGGCCCGTCACGTCAAGCTATGATGAAAAAAGGTGGCATGACTAAAGGCTACGCTGCTGGCGGTATGTCAATGGTAGATAAAGAAAAGAATCCAGGCTTAGCTAAATTACCTACAGAAGTACGTAATAAAATGGGCTACATGAAAAAGGGCGGTAATGTAGAAGAGTCTAAAGCAATGGTTAAAAAAGAAATTGGTTTCATGAAGAAAGCTGGCGCCCCTAAGTCTATGGTTAAGCACGAGATGGCTGAAGCTAAAGGCATGAAAAAAGGCGGTATGGCTGAGTGTAAGACAGTTGCTAAAAAGGAAGTTAAATCACATGAAAAACGTATGCACGGTATGGCTAAAGGCGGTTCAATTGACGGTTGCGCAATTCGTGGCAAAACTAAAACGTCTATGGTCAAAATGAAGCGTGGCGGGAGCTGCTAATGAAAGCCCTAAAAGACTTAAGTGATAAAGCCAGTGAATATTTAGACAAAAAAGGTCTAGCTAATCCTGCTGAAGTTTTAAATGAAGCTCTCGGTGGAGAGACTCGTGAAGAGTCTAAGAAACGCCGTGAAGAAGCCAAATCTTTAAAAGACCGTGAGCAAACAAAAAAAATGCGCAAGCCAGATATGGATGAAAATTGGTTTTTGGACAGAGCAAGAAGAATGGCGTCTACGCCTGTTGATGAAGAAGCCGGTATGTTTAATCGTGCCAACAACAGTGCAAAACAAGAACGTAGATATGGTAAAAAAACGTTTGAAATAGAAGTCCCTAACGAAGTAAAAGACTACACAGCTTACAAAGATGCGGGGTTCAAAAAAGGCGGTAAAGTAAAAGCCTATAAGTCTGGCGGTTCTGTTTCTTCAGCCTCTAAGCGTGCTGACGGATGCGCTACTAAAGGCAAAACAAAAGGACGAATGGTATGAGACCCTCTCGTGGTATGGGCGCTATAGCCCCTTCTAAGATGCCGACAGGCAAAAGGAAGGCTAGACGTGATAATACTGACTTCACAGAATATGCTGAAGGTGGTAACGTTACCGGCTTGTATTCTAATATTCATGCCAAGAGAAAACGTATAGCTGCGGGATCAGGCGAGAAAATGCGTAAGGTAGGTAGCAAAGGCGCTCCTACAGCAGAAGCATTTAAAAAATCAGCAAGGACAGCTAAATGACAACAAGCGGAACAAGTTCGTTCAACCTAGACCTTAATAACCTCATAGAAGAGGCTTTTGAGCGTTGTGGCACAGAGTTACGTTCAGGCTACGATATGCGTACAGCGCGTCGTTCATTGAACCTGTTAACTATTGAATGGGCTAACCGCGGCATTAATCTATGGACTGTTGAGCAAGGATCATTCCCTGTTTATCAAAACAAGATTACTTATGACCTTCCTGTAGATACCATTGACCTTCTTGACCATGTTATTCGTACCGGCACAGGCCCTAATCAGACCGACATTAACATCAGCCGTATTAGTGAGTCCACTTACTCAACCATCCCAAATAAACTTGCTACAGGCCGTCCTATTCAAATTTGGGTCAATCGTCAGTCTGGGGCTAAATATCCTGCTGGTGGACAGCCAAATGGCACAGATGCTATAACAGGCGTAGACAGCCCACAGATAAACCTCTGGCCATCACCAGATCAAGGAACCTTGGCTGCACCGTACTATACATTCGTTTATTGGCGTTTAAGACGTATTCAGGACGCTGGTAATGGTCTTAATACACAAGATATCCCATTCAGATTCCTGCCATGTATGGTTGCTGGATTGGCGTATTACTTGTCACTAAAGATTCCAGAGGCAACAAGCCGTATTGAAATGTTGAAAATGTCTTACGAAGAGCAGTGGGCAATGGCTTCTACCGAAGACCGTGAGAAAGCTCCAGTAAGATTTGTGCCAAGGGCGAACTTCTATGCCTAATAAGTTTGCATCTGGTAAGTTTGCAATTGCTGAGTGCGACAGATGTGGGCAACGCTATAAGCTAAAACAGCTCAGAAAACTAGTAATTAAGCAACAGCAAGTTAGTATCAAAGTTTGCCCAGAGTGTTGGGAACCTGATCAGCCGCAGTTATCACTTGGTTTATACCCAGTTAATGATCCGCAAGCTGTTCGAGAGCCGCGCCCTGATGTAAGCTATTTACAATCTGGTTTAAATGGCTTGCAGTTAACAGATACTGTAGGCCCAAGTGTTAATGCCACTGGAGATCCATCTGGTGGTAGTAGAGTATTTCAGTGGGGCTGGAATCCTGTAGGTGGTGCTAGAGGATTTGATACACCTTTAACACCAAATGACTTGATTGCAGCGGGACAAGTCGGTATAGTCACAGTAACAACTTCTTAGGAGTAAATCATGGGATTCAAACGAGCAGCTGATGGTATTGCAAAAAAAGGTAAGACAGACGGCACAAACTTGGGCAATGATGGCCCAACAGTAGCAGCTTTAAAAGGCAAAGGCACAAAAACTTCAGGTGGCGGTAAACGCAACATTGACATGAAGACTATGGGTCGTGGCTTAGCTAAAGTTGCCGCTCAAAAGAGAGGTTAATCATGGCTTACAGCATGAAAAAAGGCGGTAAAGAAGTAGGCCCAGCTTCTGTATATGCTGAGCCACATACTATGGATGGTAAAAAGATGAATAACGCTAAAGATGCGGTGGTTAAACCTGGTAACGGCATTGACAAAGTTAACATGTCTGTTGGTGGCTATAGCAAAGGTAACTGCGAGCCTATCAATAAGAACGGTGAAATGAAGATTCGTGGTACAGGCGCAGCAACCAAAGGCACTAAAGCTAGAGGGCCGATGGCTTAATGAATTACACACAGCTCACATCAGCCATTAAAGGTTATGCGGAGAACGACTTTCCAGCTACGGCTGGATCGTTTACATCTGCTGACCAGATAGCTACTTTTGTTGAAAATGCTGAAGAGCGTATTTATAACTCAGTACAGTTACCTGCGCTTCGTAAGAACGTAACAGGCACTTCTACCGCTGGTAATAAATACCTTGCATGCCCATCAGATTGGTTGGCAACGTTTAGCATGGCTGTGATTAATGCAAATAATGAGTACATGTTCTTGCTTAATAAAGATGTGAACTTCATCCGTGAAGCGTTTCCAGACACAGATGCAGCCTTTTATGGCGAACCTGAGTATTACGCACAGTTTGACCAGAATACATTCATTCTAGGCCCTACTCCTGATGCGAATTACGCAGTAGAATTACATTACTTTTACTACCCGCAATCAATTGTTACAGCTGGTACAAGTTGGTTGGGTGATAATTTTGAATCAGCATTGTTGTACGGATCGTTATTAGAGGCGGCTTCGTTCATGAAGTCAGAGCCAGATGTAATTGCTAATTACGAGAAACGTTACAACGAAGCAATGACTTTATTGAAACAATTGGCTGACGGCAAAAACCGTCGCGATGCTTACCGTAGTGGTCAAGTTAGGGATCAAGTTAGATGAGTAGCGTAGAAAGCACAATATTAGAAGGCGGCGTGGTAATTCAAACCACCAGTGGACGTGGCTTTTCTCCTGAAGAGATAGCTGAAAGAGCGCTTGATAAAATTATTTCCGTTGGTAATGAGACTCACCCAGTGATTCGAGACCAGGCACAAGCTTTCAGAGAACACATCCGTCACGTATTGGTGCGTTACATGAAAGAAGCAATCAAGTCTGACAGGACTACTTTAGCAAACCGATTGACTCAAGCTGGTCATCCGGAATTAATTAAACTTTTGAACGAATAAGGAGCCAAAAATGGCAATTTCACAAGCAATGACAACTTCCTTTAAGGTGCAAATCCTTACTGGAACACACAACTTTGGCACAGGTGTAATACGTGCAGCCACCACCGCTGATACTTTTAAGATTGCTTTGTATACAAGCTCAGCAACTTTAGATGCGTCAACCACTGCATACACTACCTCTAATGAAGTACCCTCAACAGGTAACTACTCAGCTGGTGGTAATACTTTGGCTATCTCTCAGGTGCCAACATCAACAAGCACAACAGCTTGGTTGGATTTTTCAGATACAACATGGTCAAGTGCAACGATTACAGCTAATGGCGCGCTAATTTACAACAGCACGCAAGCTGACAAGTCTGTTGCTGTATTAGCCTTCGGTGGTGATAAAACTTCTACGGCAGGTGATTTTACAATCATTTTCCCAGCTGCTGATTCATCAAACGCCATTATTCGTATCGCTTAAATTTAGGAGTCTCACATGGCTCTTGTATTAAAAGACCGTGTTAAAGTAACCAGCACGACCACTGGCACGGGAACTCTTACCCTTGCTGGTGCCGCAACTGGGTACCAATCATTTGCCGCTATTGGCAATGGTAATACAACGTACTATGCCATTACTGACCCAGCCACGGGCGATTGGGAAGTTGGTATTGGTACATACACGTCTTCTGGTACAACACTAAGCCGGACAACTATCCTTTCTTCGTCTAATGCTGGCAGCGCTGTAGATTTACAAGC